GTTTTCTCTACCCTGTGACATACAAACGTTGCATCCTGTATAGACTTCGCCTCTCTTGAGATTAGAAACTCAGAGGGCGGAACGTTTTCTATTTTAATTCTTCCACTGTATGTTTTTCTTTTTATAACAACATCATGCAACATTCTCCCAGACATAGTAGCCTGTTCTTCAACCATGCCGGGTTCTTCTATAATTTCTTGGGACTCGTACTCAACGTCCTCATATTCCGTATGTTCTACGACTTCAACATCTGGAGCGTTGATTAAGTATTCAAAAGAATAGTCATCAAGGCCCTGATACTCCTCTCTCTTCTCTTCCTCATAGTCATCCCACCATACTTTGACTATACCGTTCTTGCTTAACAAAGCGTCAGTAAACCATGAGTAAAGAATTTCCCAACCGGGATTATCTTTAGTGAACACGTAGTTCACATAATCTGTGGCCTGTTGAGCCATAGGCACATCTTCCTGACCATGAGGATTAAATTTAACCATCTCATCGCCGGAAGCAAACACTCTCATTAAGGAAGGTTTAATCCACTCAATGGTATCCTGAACTGTGGAATCCACGTATTGTGATCTTCCATCAACTTCATTACCGAAAGGAAGGCCATAGTAATACTTCATAGCCATTTCTCTCTGGGTGGAGATCGTATCCCCCATGTATCCTAGAGAATCGGTAATCTCACCTCTGATTCTAGCGACTAGATCTTCTTCAGTAATTTTATCTTTAGCCATTAAACTATTCCATAATTCCTATATTCTACGTCTTGCGTCCATGCCGGATCTTTACCGGCAACGGCAAATCGTTGTGATTGAAATGCATATCTTGTAGCAGACATAAGATCATCCCTTATAGGAACCACCTTATTATTCTTCCTGTGATACATTCTAAACTCCTCAAACCAGTCGGAAAGGGTTGAAAACACCTTAAACTTATCGGCCTCTATTGCTTGTAGCATAGCCATCAAACCTTCCTCAATACTGTTAGACCCTTTATTAACACCAAGAGCCGGTGGGTTTGTAAAATGATCCAGAAGAAAATTACAACCTAAATTTCTGTATTGGTCAGCCAAGCCCGGATTTCCCATGCTATCCCTGCGGTTTCCGTCATGCGGGTAGGCTATGGGAACAAAATGCGGTCTTGACTTTATTGTATCTGCATGTACAGACGGTGAGGCTTTAGAAGCCCTATAACAGTCGTACACATAAAATGTTTCGGTATCCCTGTCTATAGCGCACCAGACAACCGCTGTGGGGTGATCCCACCCGAAGTCTATCGCCGCTATTCTGGGCCAATGATCCTCTATCGGGACAGGATCTACAATAATCTTTTCTTCTCCAATAGGGAAGACAAGACCGGAACCAATTGAAGGTCTACCGTATCTTCTCATTTCCCTCTCGTGAGGGGAATAAGAGGATAAGATCTGCTCCATCACAGTTTCCGATAAATGACCCCTCTCACCTTTCATAGAAAGAACTTTCTCGGAGGCATCATCCCATGTGGCGTTAGTTAGGGATTGACCGGATTGTAAACGGTTCATAAAGGAGGCGACTGTTTCTGTCATACCGTTTTCCGGCGTGAAGGTCATATAGACCATTCCGCGACGATCAAGGGTACGTGTTACAGCCTGTGAGTACAGCTCTCGACTTGGTTCTTCGTCAAGCCAACAGCAGTCCACACTTCTTCCCTGCCACTTATCTACTCCCATTTCATACGCCTTAAAAAATAAAGAGGAGTTCCCCCCGGAAACATGTTTAATCAGTGCCATGCTCTTTGCGTTAGGTACGCCCGGTTTTCGCTCTGTTTTTATAATACAACTTCTTGGGATTGCGCCGGATCCAAATGCTTCTGGATCATCAGGGGAACCCAATAATTCAAACTGTACAATATCTCTGGTGGTTTCGTTTGATACTCCACCTGCCCACGCCACTATAGGCTTTTTAAATCTTCTTCCATTCCACCACTTTGGGTATAGCCCAGTGCAGTGATAAGCCATTTCTGCGGCCCCACAATAGGACTTACCTATTCGGTTAGCCGCCATGAGAAGCCTTTGATTGGCTTCTGACCCCGTTTCATGGAAGTTCTTTTGGTAAGGATACGGATCGTAGAAGTCGAGCTTATTGTACCGCTCTCTGTTTCTAATCTCTCTAGCGATTTCTACCGCTTTTTCCAGTTCTACCCTTGTAGCCGCTTGCGTGGATTGCTTTTCTTTGACGTTCTGCATCTGATTTATTTGCATAGCATTTCCCAGATTTCCCGTATTTCCATCCTTTCTTACCGCTCTTTAATGTGCATGATTGTATTGGCATTATAAAAGCCTATGCATTAATCTTTCTCTGTATTCGTTTTCTTCATTAGTGAGAAAATCTATTATACCAGATACTGCCTGACCAACTCTGCTACTCCTAGCGTAATCCCCATAACTTTGACCATGCCTCTGCATCTGTTGATCTTGCATCCCTTTTATAAATTTTCTTGAATCTACCCCTGTAGCAAAATCTGCGGCAAGCCACGGCAAATCTGATGCTTGAGTTTTACCGGCTAATAATGCTAAAATTCCAGCGGGTAATGCATACTTTCCAGATTTTATAACACGGTTACCAGCGCGGCTTCCAAGTAAATTCATTAAACTTCTTTTTACGACACCGCTAACATCCCCACTTGTAGTTCCCACACCGCTTACAATATTTTTTCCAACATTCGGATTCCAAGACCTAATGCTGGGCAACTCCCTAAAATACTTTACTGTTTCTTCTGGTATTGGTTCTAAATTATTTGCCTTTAAAATATTATTAATACTATACATACTTCTTAATGATTTTTTGTCGGTTCCAGCTCCCGGCATCCTTTCATTCATTCTTATGTATTCGTATATATCTTTTGCAGTAGCCTTACTTCCGGCTCTTAGATTTTCAACTAATGGTTGCAAAAATACATTAGAGGGTGAATTTCTTAATTGCGGCCACAAAGAATCACTTTTGCTTAATGCATGACCGCTACTAACCCTTAATGAATCTCTTACTTCTGGGGTTATTATTCCTAATCTAGCAAGCATATTTGCCCGATCATTTATAATAGCCACATGTTTTCGAAACTGTATTAATTCATCGGGAACTGGGCCAGCTAATTCTGTATCTCTAAATGTGCCCCCCCTACCGGTTCCGGGTGGCCTACCTGATGCTGATGTATACCCACTACCAAGTCTTAATGAATCTATCTCATCAAAATCCGCTTTCGTTTTCGGGTAAGAGGGTTCATTTTGATATCTTTCATATAATCTGGTTGCCGTTTCTTTAATCTCTGGACTTGCTGATCTTGTCGCTCTCTGACCAAGAAAAACCCCTATCTTAGTTCTAGGAGATAGATTCTTTCTTGCCGTTGCTTGGCTAGACCTTCTCCTAAGCTCTGATTCTGTTCCCTCTAAAGATAAATCATTTGCCACAAGATTAGAAATAACATCATCCATGGAATGTACTGGTTGTCCTACACTATGATAACCAGTACCCCTACTAACCTTCCCATGCCTACGAACACTGCTCTCACCTATATTTGATACCTTTCCAGTCTCTTCTAAATATTCTTTATTTACAATTTCAGCAATTTGCTTATTGGTTAAAACTTTTGCTTCTTCCCTATTAGCTACCTGAAATATTTTTTCACTTAACTCAGGAGAAATACTTTTAGTTCCCTTAACACCCACTTTAGTTCACCAGTTCTGGGATTTCTGAGATATCAGATGTTCCGATTAATGCCTCCAGTTCCCTTTGTAGTTCATCGGTGGAAGCAGTCTCTACATGAGAGATTTCCTGCTTAATCTTTTCAGCAGGTTTTAATCCCGCTCTATCTAGCACATCTTTAACCGCACCTAAACGAACAGATTCTGATTCAGCGGAATTCACCAAGTTCTGTAATTGTGCCAATGCACCGGGAACGCAGTCCTGTAACATCTTCTTCTGACGCTCCTCAATCTCTTTAGAGAACTTATTCTTTAACTCATAGCCTCTTTGTTTGGCATGGGAATAACCCGCCATTTCAGCCGCTTTTGAGGCGTTTCCGCTCAAGCAGTATTGCTCTATAAATGTTTCCTGTTTATCTGTTCTCATAAGTTTTCCATCTGTTGTCCGGCTAATAACCCTGCTCCGCCTCTAGTTCTAAGGAAGTGTCCCATCTTTAAACTTTCAGGCTGTTGTCCTAAAAGTTTTCTAGCCTCAAACTCTTGAGCTTTAGTAAGAACAGAAGGCATATTTCCTCCTCCCCCACCAGATGACGGCTTAATTTCATAGTCATCTTTTTCAAGTCTTCTTCTGGCTTTCTCTATAGCTTCTTTAGAGGTGTATTGAGGCTTAGTATCTACAACTTTTCTGGAAGATGCACCCACACCTTTCCTTTTAGTAACAGGTGTGAAAAGGTTCATTGTCCACGGCGGCAAAATGGTAACCATTCTGTCATGCCCCGGTGGAACCATGCCGAAAAGATCATGCTCATCAGAAGTGAACAAGACTAAGTTTCTATCTTTCTTTATTTTTACCAGAGCGTTAGTGCCGCCCTCAACGTATCCAGACCCTCTTTCCGGGGATATCTGAATCCATACACCGTCATCTGATCTATTAACAACTTTGAAACCGCGCTCTAATAACTGGTTATCAAGCTCATCTATAGTTTTATAAGGTTTTCCATTGGCTATCAGAAGATCTCTTAATTCCTTCCCTTTAGAGGAAGTCCATAAATCATTATCGTGCATACCTATCGATCTTGGGCCTCTAGCCTTTTTAATAGCCATGTAGACATCTTTACCATCCTGACCCAAACCCTTACCGCCCTGCTTCCATGTATTTGAAATAACATCAAAAGCTGTATCCATGTCCTTTTGCGATGTAGTAGTTTTCGGTATATCAGATACAGATCTAAATGATTCCTTATTAAATGGCACAACATCATGGTAATGAATATTTTTCCACTCATCAAGCCACGGGGTTAAAGCTCTACCCTGTTTGGCGATAAGGGAGTCATACCCCAACTGACCTATAATCAGTTTACCCATATGTTTTGAGTCCGACAACTCATCGGCTGTGAGCTTTCTGGATTTTGATATATCCCTTAACTCATCTAATCTATTTATAGCCTTCTCTAATACTTCCGTAGCGGCTAATGGTAATCCACCCTCACGATATCTAGCAGAATGAAGAGGACTTAAATACTGCTGTACTGTTTTCCAGCCACCCTTATGGAGATTGCTTGCGGCAGTCATTAATTTTTGAGCGCCAGATACATTCCCTTTTGCATAAAATCCGCTGACATAATTATCAATATTTGCTAGGAATGCTCGAAGTGTTTTAGGGGCTGTTATACCCGCTTTTACCAAACCGCCACCTATCAGGTTCATAGGGGAAGTACCTTCCCTTACAAGAGCACCGGCAGATTCCGGTTTTAGAGTACCCAAGATATTTGCTGTAGGGTTGACGGGCATATTCAATAGCTTACTTCTTGTATCTTCTGTGAAAAGATCCGAATATTCCCTATCTTCACCCATTATTACATCTTCTATCTTATCAACAGGTGCAACAAAGAGTTTGTCAAAAAGAGCATCAGCCCACCTTGCAACAGTGGCTCTTCTTTGTGCCGCTAATTCAACATTGGAAAGCTCTTCTTCCATTACTTCCTCATTATCTTGTTGAATTCCCTGTAATAGTCAGCATGTTTATGATCCTCTGTATCGGGGTCAGTTATTAAAACGTCTGTGTTTGGCCCATATTTCCACTTACTTGCAACATTTACTGGATCCCCATGCTCATCAATATAATACCTTATTAGCTTCTTAGCCACGCTTTCGTAAAGGGCGCGATCTTCTGGGCTGTCAAGATCTCCACTTCCGCCATAATCATATCTCTCTTCATAGCCCTTCATACCTTCATTATTACCATATTTAAGAAACTTCCTTCCCTGCTCTAAAAATCTATTCACATAGTCCCGCTCTTCTGATGTTAAATCAACTTTCTTAGAGGTTGTTTCCATCATACCCTTTGTGATTTGGAGAGGGCCGTATGCAGATGATCCGCGCGGAGTTTCACTTGCTTCTGTTCTGATAAATGGGTTCCTTCTGTGATCAATGCTTCTGTGTTCTGCCATAAATATAGCGGTATAGAGTTTATCTGCCTCTAAATCCAGCTCCGTTTCAAACTCTAAATCAAACTCCGGCTCATCAGACGCTTCTGCCTGTGGAAGAACTGTATCGAGAACGCTATCAACTAACATTGATCTGAGTTCCGGCGCTCGATATTGTGGTTCCATCTCAACCCCGGATCTAGTAGAAGCAGATCCTAATAAACCGCTTAATCCCCTTTTCACCGCACCACCTGCATTCTTCAGCATATCCAACAATCCACCACCGGGCATCCCCACTGGTTTTCTTTCCCCCAATATAGGTCTACCTTCAAACCTAATTGAAGAATCGGGGCGAACATTAGGAATTCCGCCCATTCTTTCAGCGCGAATCAGTTCTTCCAGTTCTTCCGGTGTTAATTGTCTAGCCATAAATAACCTTATAAATCAATAGTTTAGGTTCAGGTTTAAACTAAAACCAGAACTGTGAATGCTTAAAATACCCCTCCACTGTATGGGGAGAATATACGTAATATCCACGAAAAAAAATGGGGTGGGGTGGGGTCCGCCAACGTACCGCGATCGCGTCGCGTGTCGCGCGATAAAGGGAGCAAGACTTTTTCCGGTACACGTAAAAAAATGCATGGCTTAGCACATATCGACGGGTTGCGTTACCCTACCTATAAGGAAGCAAGTAATTACCTTACTTTCTTTAAGGTTATTCCTGTACCACACTGTGCATGTGTGTACTAGGAATATCAATAGACACTCTACTAGCACTCTCACTCATAAAGTAGTTGACAACGCCATACAGCCTATGTTTATACTGCGTCAACACAACAGGAGAAACACAATGCAAGCAATAACAGTAAAGATAAGAAACGTGTACGGTGAGGACAAGATCTACCCAGTGTCAGATCAAGCCAAACTATTCGCGAACATTGCTGGCACTAAAACGTTAACCGACTACACAATCGCGAAAATAAAGGAATTAGGTTACACCATCAACGTTGCTCAACAGACTCTATAGGATAGACAATGGAAACAATCGAAAAATATAAAAAGCGAGTCAGCAAAATGTCAGTAAATACAATACGCCGGGAATTGGAAAACATATTAGATCCAGACTCAGACGGATTCGCTAGAATGGTTCATCTAGATGGTGATGATTACATGGATTTGAGAATCCTAAAATCTGAATTAGATTCTCGGGGTTTAGAGTTTCCGTTTAACCCTTATAGAAAACCACACAACACCGACTAGTCAATAAATCAGTGTCTAGTAGGATCTAGG